AATAACGTCAGCATCCTGCTCAATCTGACCCGAATCACGCAAATCAGAAGCATTAGGTTTATCATCAGGTTTGTTGTCAACTCTTCTGTTGAGCTGTGCGAGAGCAACAACAGGCACAGCAAACTCCTTAGCCATATTCTTCAAATCCATGCTTATCTGACTTATCTGCTCATACTTAGGGGCTTTAGCGTTATTCGGTGTAATCAACTGCAAGTAATCAACAAAGATAGCTTTCACAGGCCGCTTCAACATGACAGCATGAACATAAGCACGAATCTGTGCAACAGTCTGACCCCCACGATCACTAATCAACAACTTATTTTCAACAGTCCTAATCAAATCTTGTATCTTGCTCTTATCTGCAGGTTGCAGTTCACTACGCTCAATCTTGCCTAACGTAATCTCTAACTCACCTGCCACAACCCTATTCAACAGGCTAGCCTTATCCATCTCTAAGCTAAAGAACAAGACATCATCGTGACGTGCAATTTCCCACGCCAACTGCAAACCGACAACAGTCTTACCCACACCAGGTCTAGCACCAAAGACATACAACCCGCTTTGTTTGAGTCCCACAATCAGATTATTCAAACCTTGCAGACAAGTAGGCATAGTGCGTTTTGGGTTCAAAATCTCATTCAACATCATCTGCAAATCCCAACGCAAATCAGGCAACTCCAACGCTTCAAACGTCTTCAACTGATCTAACTTAGATTTGACAGCATCAATCTTCACCTGAACATCAACCGAATCATCACCCTGCATCTCTAAGGCAAGCAACTGCAGCTGACGATGAACACTCGCCTCAGCAACACGAGCAACATAATAATGAAGATTAGCAGGATACACAGCAAGCATTACAGCATCAGTAACACGCTGCCTAACAGACACATCCTTCAGTTCACTGCAAACAGTAAAAACATCAAAGAACCCTTTAGCCTCAAACTGTTTAGACATAACCTGAAACGCCAAAGCAAACCAAGGAGCATCAAAATCCTTATCAGTCAAAAACACTTCAGACATACCCCTGCCCTGATTAGAAAGCAGACTACCGATAACAAGCTCTTCAAAATCAATCACCTGTTATCCCCCTCTGCTCTAGGAAAGCATGCTAAAACCTTGTCCAACAAAATAGCATCGGTATGAGCATTATCAATCCACCACGCATGCTTACTCTCAGCAAACCACTTCAACCACTCTTGAATCTGCAACACCGACATGTCAGGGCGAAGACTAGAAACACGCCTAAAGAAATCACTAAACGGATCACAACTAAAAACAAGTTTCTCTGGTGCATCTAATAACTTATCTAATCTCTTATTTAATAGGGGGTCATTTTGGCTACTAGTTGACAGGTCATTTTGGTCATTTACAGCGGTCAATTTGGCAACATCATCTTCAATAAAAGTAATGAAATAAACATTAGATTTACCTGACTGATTGCTTCCCCGAACCCAAACAAGTTCACCTAAAACAGTTAGCCTTTGCAACGATCTGCGAACTCCCCTGGCATCAGCTATGCCTGTCATCTTCGCTAACTTAGCTTGACTAGGGTAACTACCTTTGCCTTTGTTGTATGTTTTGGCGATAGCAAGCAGCACAAACTTATCTAGTCGTGTAGCCTGACTGTTCTTCCAAACTAAATCCATCTCTCTATAACCCATGTCTATTGTCCATTCTCTTTTATTTCTAGCCCAGAATTGTAAGGCGGTTGCTCATCTTTCGTTCTTTCAAATCTAGGTTTACCCCATCTTTCATACCAAAAATCAATAACCTGCTGCCTATCTTCAGGACTATTAGCAGGATGGTAGTAAATTCCTCTTTTATTACCATGAACAAGGCTCAAAGATTTTTCACCAGAAGCCTTTTTATAGGCAATAATTCTTCTCATTCTAGGATTACTACCAGCACCAAATCTGCTACTAGGCGGTTCAATGCCGTTATCTCTAAGCCAAGTCATCATTTCTTTATATCGTTCTTCCGAAATATGTTCATGACCAAAACCTTTGGTATAGCCTAAAAACTTATATACCCTGTTGTATTGTGATCCTTTACCCCATAAAGAAGTCGTAATAATTCCCTTTAGTTCATCCCCATAACGTTCAAGCCAAAAATCACCTAATGTAGTTGCAATCAAAGCAATAAGTTTGCCACCATTCCAATGCCATCCAAAAGGTTGGGTAGCAACACAAACAGATAAATCAGCGTAATGCCTTAGTTCTTTACCTTTTGCAGAAGAATCCTTTGAAAGATTGAGTGCTTCATCTCTAGCCCCAAGGTTGATTACAGGGGAAGCAAGAAAAGCGACACCAAGTAAATCATCTCCATGAAATACACAAAAACCTAACTTTCTGCCAGGTGCAGGCCGCCAAACAGCCTTACTAACTTTAGGTTGGATTTTTTGAATTTCCCCGCTAGTAAATTGTTCAACCCTAATCTTTCTTGGATCAATACAACGTAAATCAATTTGCGATGTTTCAATCTCAAATAATTCATTCATCTATCTTGTCCTTGCTCTCTTGTCTTGTTGTCTTATTTCACTGCTCATCAAAATCATGTCTAAATCTGATACAACAGGTTTAGGCGGTGTGATGATGTGTCTGCTGTTGATGCAGTCTTTATGCCCACAAATCCGTTCACCAGGTTTATACAAGTCACCTACAGCGTTGATTGGCCGCCACAGTTCATCAAGTTCCCCTATGTAAGGGATGCACTCTATCCTGCCGAGAATAGGGTGATTGACTACTAACTTTTGTTTAGGTGTTGCCTTACAGTCTTGACAGTGATCCCAATCAGGTTTGTTCCTTGACTTTGCTTTTTCCCAAGTTGATTTAGGGATTATCTGGCCACAGCGTTCACAAAACATGTCACCTTCATTGAAGATGTTTGTGCTGTTGTCTAACCTGTTTGTCCGCATGAAAAGTATCTAAGCACAAAAAGTGCTGAAACACCTAATCCACGCTGAAAGATGTCAGAAAATGTAGTCGTGCAGTTTGTTCAGCAAGTCTGGCAAGCGTTTTAGCCCTCAAAATAGGGTCATCGGTCAGGCAGATAACAAGTTCACCTAACTCGTTACAGTGCGCCTGTAACACACTAATTTGCTGTTTTAGCTCCAACGATTCCATCGGCCTTACCTTTTATTGCTTCAAGAATACTAGACGGGGCTTTACCCTGTTTTGCTTCGTTATACAGTGATCGTAGGCCTTCAATGTCGTTGATGTTATCTAACGCTACCTGCCAATTTCGTGTTACAGGTTCGGCTGTTAGCCTGGCAACTTTACTCATTTCTGATGCGCTAGGGCGTTTCCCTTTAGGGCTGAACTCTCCACCAAGCATTGAGATTGCTCTACCTACAGCTGAGGTTGCACAGTTTTCAACGAAGGATGTTTTGTTTACAGGTGATGAACCTAAACGTTCTTCAGCGTAGTCAACTGTTGCAGGATAAACGTCATCTCTGTTTAGATACACTTCGGCTTTGAACACAACCTGATCAGGTGTAAAGCTGACAAGTTCTACGTTGATTCTGCCATTGCTCCATTTTTGCCAGAATAGGTCTATGCGTTCTTGAACTGTCTGATACTCACTGAGGTTGAACATTGCCATTAGCTTCTTCTTTCTGTTTGTTTGCGCATGGGTAACATGTTGTGCCTGTTTCAGCACCAGGTATGCCTAAAAGTAGAGCATCTATCCCTGAATAAACTAGGTCTTCAGTCGTGTCACAAAACTTACATTTACTCATTGCTACTCCAAGTCACAGCATAGTTATCTTCCAAATAAATCCATTGAGGTAAATCGGCTATCTGTAAGGCAACTTTGTCTTCACTCCAATTGCTGATTCCTGTAAGGATGCCTGAAACAGAAGTGTTTTTTGAACCTGATCTGTTGATTACGATTGCAACCTTGTCCCCGACTTTTAGGCCTGAGATGTCTTTTAGTTTTGGCATTATTTCTTTCCGTTCTTCTTTATTGTTAGGTATGGCACTCCACCTGCACGTTGACTGAGCGTAACCACAACTTGCCCATCTATTGTGCCTGATTTAGCCCCATTTAAAGCACCGATAGTTCTTGACTTCATTTCACGCAACTGTTCTTCAGCTTTATCAAAATCGGTTTGAGCGTTGATTAGTTCTATCCCTAGTGTGCCTAGTTCTTCATCCCTGATTTCTACGTCTGGGGATAGTTTGCGTGTTGTTTCAAAGGTTGACTCACTGCCATCCCAATCAGGTTGCACGTTATCTAAAACATGGTGTCTAAACTTTGTGACTTGTTGCAGTATTGCATCCCATTCAAAGTCATCCCACAACACTTCATACTCTTTGTATCTACCTGCATTGACTACAGCAAAGATAGCTTTGCTCAAATCAAAGACAGCCATATACCAATACACTTGTGCCTTGTAATGTTCTGGCACGTCATCCCAATAGGTTGCAGTGTGTTTGATTTCAAGAATGTAGCCTTGCCCTGTTTCGTCAATACAGATTCCGTCAGGGTTAGCATGCATCCATAAAGCGTCAGTTGCAGCATAAGTGCCTACCTCTTCAACGACATGATCAGGATGCTGTTCAACATAGAG